CCGCTCGCACAGCGCCATCTACGACGCCCTGGTGCGCCTGGCGCAGCCGTGGGCGATGCGGCATCCCCTCGTCGCCGGGCAGGGCAACTTCGGTTCCCAGGGCAACGACAAGGCCGCAGCGATGCGCTACACCGAGTGCAAAATGGCTCCGCTGGCCGTCGAGATGGTCCGCGACATCGAACAGGACACCGTCGACTTCAAGCCCAACTACGACAACCGCGACTCCGAACCGACGGTGCTGCCGTCGCGGTTCCCGAACCTCCTCGTGAACGGTTCCACGGGCATCGCGGTGGGCATGGCCACCAACATCCCCACCCACAACCTGCGCGAGGTCAACGACGCCGTCCAGTGGGCGCTGACCCACCCCGAAGCCACCAGGGAGGAACTCCTCGAGGCTGCGATGGCCCGCATCCAGGGTCCCGACTTCCCCGGCGGCGGGCTGATCGTCGGGCGGCGCGGCATCGAGGACGCCTACCGCACGGGACGCGGATCGGTGATCATGCGGGCCGTCATGGAGTTGGAGGAGGACTCCTCCGGGCGCCAGCGCATCGCGATCACGCAGCTGCCCTACATGTGCAACCCCGACAACCTGGCGACCAAGATCGCGGAGCTGGTGAACTCGGGGCGCCTCACCGGCATCTCCGACATCCGCGACGACACCTCCGCCCGCACCGGCCTGCGCTTGGTGATCGTGCTGAAACGCGACGCCCAGCCGCGGGTCGTGATGAACAACCTGTACAAGCACACCGCGCTGCAGGACACCTTCGGCTGCAACATGCTGGCGCTCGTCGACGACGTGCCCCGCACCCTGCGGCTCGACCAGTTCATCGCGCAGTGGGTCAAACACCAGATCGAGGTCATCCGCCGCCGCACCGCCTTCCAGCTCGCCGACGCCGAGAAACGCGCCCACCTGGATCGCGGCCTGGTCAAGGCCCTCAACATGCTCGACGAGGTCATCGCGCTGATCCGGGCCTCCCGCACCGCCGAGGAGGCCTCGCGGGGCCTCCAGGAACTCCTCGACATCGACGAGCTCCAGGCCCGTTTCATCCTCGACCAGCAGCTGCGGCGGCTGGCGTCGATGGAGATCCAGAAGATCATCGACCGGCTGGCCGAGATCGAACGGCTCATCGCCGACCTCAAGGACATTCTCGCCTCCGACGAACGCCAGCGCGCCATCATAGGCGCCGAGCTGCAGGAGATCACCGACAAGTACGGCGACGAGCGGCGCACCCGCATCGTCGCCGCCGACGGCGACTTCTCCGAGGAGGATTTCATCGCCGACGAGGACGTCGTGGTCACCATAACCCACGGCGGCTACGCCAAACGCACCCGCGCCGACCAGTACCGGGTGCAGAAACGCGGCGGCAAGGGGGTTCGCGGCGCCACCCTGCGTGCCGACGACGAGGTGGCGCACCTGTTCAAGGCCACTAACCACGAATGGCTGTTGTTCTTCACCAACCTGGGCCGGGTGTACCGGGCGAAGGTTTGGCAGCTGCCCGAGGCGGGCCGCGACGCGAAGGGCGGGCACGTCGCGGGGCTGCTCAGTTTCCTGCCGGACGAGCACATCGCGCAGGTGCTGACGCTGCGTTCCTACGACGATGCCCCTTACCTGCTGCTGGCCACCCGCCGGGGTTTCGTCAAGAAGACCGCGCTCAGTTCCTACGACTCGCCGCGGCAGGCGGGTGTGATCGCCATCAACTTCCGCGAGGAGGGCGACGAGCTGATCGGGGCGTCGCTGTGCTCGTCCATCGACGACGTGCTGCTGATCTCCCGCAAGGGCCAGGCCATCCGCTTCCAGGCCTCCGACGACCAGCTGCGTCCCATGGGCCGCGCCACCTCCGGGGTGACCGGGATGCGGTTCCGCGACGGCGACGAACTGCTTTCCATGGCGGTGCTGGGCGGTGACGACGACCTCGACGGCCGGTTCGTGTTCACCGTCACCGACGGGGGTTTCGCGAAACGCACCACCGTCGGCGAGTACCGTCAGCAGGGCCGCGGTGGCCTCGGAATCAAGGCGATGCGCCTGTCCGACGGCCGCGGATCCCTGGTCGGTGGATTGATCGTGGGCGACGGCGACGAGGTGATCTCGATCAAACAATCGGGGCAGGTCGTCCGTTCGGCCGTCGCCGATGTTCCCGTCAAGGGGCGCGACACCATGGGGGTCAAATTCGTCGGTGTCAGGGGTGACGACGCCGTGGCGGCGATCGCCCTCTACCCGGAGGCCGCCGCGGAACTCCCCGATACGGATGCGGAAACGACTGCGGAACCGGGTACGGTGAACCAGACAGCAGTCGAGACGGCCGAGGAGGCCGAGGAGGGAAACGGCGATGAGTGACAAGACTCCCCATTGGCCTGGGGCGGATGGGAAGCCGGGTGTGAGTTTCGGACCCAAGTCGCTGCCGGAGACCGAAGGTGGGAAGCCCGCCACGACGGGTGCGGGAGAGGGCGGTTCCTCAACCCCGCGTCTCGACGCTGCGGCGAAGAACCAACCGGGTCAGGCGCTTGCGGTGCCGGGAAGGAACACCAAGCAGGTGAACCGAACCGGCGGGAAACCTTCCCAGCCCGAGAAACCCCAGCAGGGCGGCAAGAAACCTGCGGTCGGGGCCAAGGCCGCCCCCCAGGCGCTTCCCGGTCCGGTTGGTGACAAGAAACCGGGCGCCGCGAACCCCAAACAGCCAAACCAGCCCAAACAGCCAAACCAGCCCAACCAGAGGACCCCACGTCCGATGCCGCAGCAGGTCAGGGCCGCCCTGCCCGGAACCCAACCCGGGAAACCGGCGGGCGCCCAGAAGGCAGCCGGCGCCACCGCTGGAGCGGCCGCCGCGGGGGCGGCGGCCAAAGTGGCGGGAGACACCGCCAAGGCCACCCCCTGGGCGGCCACCCCCACCGCAGGCAAGCCGGGCAAAACCGCCAAGGACAAGTCCCACAAACCCGAGGGAACACTGTCCAAGGTCGGGGAGGCCCGCCGCACCCGCAAGGCCAGGCTGCGCATCTCCCGCGTAGACCCTTGGTCGGTGATGAAGACCACGTTCCTGTTCTCCATAGCCTTCGGGATCATGCTGGTGGTCATCGTCGCCGTGCTGTGGGCCATCGTCGCGGGTTCCGGCGCACTCCAGTCCATCAACTCGACCATGACCCAGCTGATCGGTGACTCCGGAAGCCAGTTCAACGTCGAGGACTACATCAACGCCGGACGGGTCATCGGGTTCGCCGCGGTCCTGGCGGCCCTGGACGTCGTCATCATCACCGCGGTCTCCACGCTGTTCGCCTTCCTGTACAACCTGGCGGCAGCCGTCATCGGCGGCCTGGAGGTCACCCTCGCGGAGGACTGAAACCCAACTTGTCAGGTCAACGACGGGTGTTGTAGAGTTCAGCGTCGTTGACGACGGGCCTATAGCTCAGGCGGTTAGAGCGCATCCCTGATAAGGATGAGGTCGCTGGTTCAAGTCCAGCTAGGCCCACAAACACTGAAACGGCCCCTGACAAGGCGTGATGCCGAGCCGGGGGCCGTTGTTGTGTCTGCGTCAGGGCGGTTTCAGTGGGGTGAAGTGCGGTCGCGTGGCGTCTTGTCGCGCCGTACCGGGTACGCCCTGACAAGGGTAAACGCCGCAAGGGGTCGGTCGAGTCGTACCCGAACCGTACCGGGAAACGCGAAAGGACCCCCACCCTTTTGGGTGGGGGTCCGTGTATGTGTGGCGTGCGCGTCCCGGGTGCCGGGGAGTGGTCCGAGGCCGGGGCGCTGGCCACGTGTGGCCCGCCGGGGGTCAGTCTAGCGGGCCTGTTCGACGCCGATCAGCGCCGCCTGTTGCGCGACTTCCGTCACGTCCCGCAGCGCCGCGAGGAGGAGCTGTAGCACTTCCGGGGTCTTGGCGACCAGATCGGTGGGGGGCAGCAGGCAGGCTTCCCGCAGCGACTGGAGATTCCCGGACTTGGGCTGCGCGGGGCCGAGGAGCTTGCCGAGTCGCTCCGCTGCCGCGGTGAGCCGCTGCCGGGCCGTCGCGGCTGCTGCGGCTTCGCGCTCCAGGGCTGCGGTGTACGCCTCCTGGAGTCGCCCGCACGCCTCGAGGAGTTCGGCCGAGGTGCGGCTTGCCAAGTCTGGCGGCAGGATGTCCGCCACGTCACCCCACCTGCTTCTCGCCGGCAGACGTGTTGGCGGTGGCCAGGCCGGTGATGGCGGACGCCAGCAGGGACCAGGCGGCGATCTGCTCGCCGGTCACGAGACCGTACACGCCCAGCACGGCGAGAGCGGCGGTGGCGATGCCGTAGATCCAGCGGCGGATGTCGGGGTTGGTGATGATCATGATGTTTCCTTTCGGGTTTCCAGACGGTGAAGACGAACACTGTGGTCGGACAGCTGCTCGTCGTAGCGGCGTTCGGCTTGGGTGGCGCGGGCGGCCGCGCCGGCTGCCAGGTCGTTGGCGCGGCCGAGCTCCCGGTCGTGGCGCTTGATCGAGGCCCGGACATCAGCGACGTCATCGCGGACCGCCGCCAGCTCGGTGCTGTTCTGGTCGACACGGACGACCATGTCGCCAACCTGCTCGCCGAGAGCCTCGACCTTGGCGAGAGTCTTGTTCACGGCATCCCGCATGGACGAGCCGTGATTGGGTCGTAGTTCCTTGATGACCGGCGCGATCGCCGCCAGGGCGGCGAGGAAGGCGGCCGCGCCGGTAAGGAGTGGGCCCCACACCTCCCACGGGGGGAGGGATGGGGCTTCCAGGGGGATCATCCGCGCTGCGCCTCCAGCAGGCCCAGGATCTGATCCACCTTGCCTTCGAGCTGGTCCAGCCGGGCCTGGCTCTCGATACCGATCGACTTGGCGTCAGCGACTTCCTGCCGCAGACTGACCTGCCCGTCCACGGCCTTGCGGTCTGTCGGGCGGGTGATGTCGGCGGTCTGTTGAGCGGCCTGGCGGGCGTAGTAGGCGGCGTCGGAAGAGCTCGCTTGGATACGACCCAGATAGGGGCCGAATTTCTCGCCGCCCCATTCCACCTCTGCGATGCCTTCCTTGACCCACTGCTTGACCTCGTCAGCGGATGCCATGATGTCGTCTCCTTCTTGTTCCATGAGGGTGATGCCCTGCGCGGCGGTGATCCACCGTGCCGGGGCGGGGTGGGTGTCTCGGCCACCGCGACCCCCGCGGCCGAGACCGTTGTAGCCGTCGCGGACGGCCTCGATCTGGTAGGCCGAGCTCGTGTAGCCGCTCCCGGGGTCGAGGGCGGCATGGATGTGGGGGTCGAAGCCTTGCGTGCGGGTGCGATACCACGTGCCGGATGCGCCGTAGCGGCGGGCGTGGGCGACCAGTCGCTCAATCTGCGAACTACTGAGATGCCACGTCTGTAGATCGATGGCCCAGCCGTCCGCGTGCGTGCCGGCAGACGCGGAGGCGTTCCCGGCGGCTTGAATGATGACCAGTTTGATGTCGGGCAGGTCGCGGGCGACGGCCTGCTTCCACAGGCCCCACCACTTCGCCGGCGTTTCAGCGAGGTAGGCATCGCGGCCGCGATAGTTGGTGCCGATGTAGACCAGGCTCACGGGCACTCTCCTTTCCTAGTTTCGCCACCGCCCGATGGCCGTGGCGCAGATCGTGAGGGGGTCGGCGACGGTGCGGGGCGCAACGTCGAGGCCGCGCAGTAGCGCCGAGTGGGTGGATGCGTCCCCGGAGGTGGTGCCCCACGACGCGCCGGTGGACCACTGCCACTGCGTACAGGTCACCGTCGGGCGGTCGATGAAGGGGGTCGGGAAGTCCCACTGCCAGCGCCCTTGGTACAGCTGCCCGTAGGGCGCGGCGTCGGCCCGGATGGTGGTGGTGCGGATTGTGCACTCCTGCACCCCGTCGGGCCGCCGCACCCAGGAGCCGCGGCCGGTGGTGCCGTAACTGGCCCGCCCGGGCGGGCCGATGATGACGATCCCGCCGGAATCAATGACGGCATACACGAAGCTGTTGGCGGCGGGCGGATCGCAGGCCAGGTCGGCGGCCAGAGTGGCATCCGGCGCGGAGGATGGGCGGAAGTACTGCCCGTCCCAGCGGCCGGTGACGAGCCGCAGGCCCGCGTCCCGGGGCGCCGCGGCTCGGGCGAGAAGATCGAGGGGGTCGGTCACTGCCATGTCTGGCCTCCGGTGTAGATGTGCCTGCCCCGGGATTCGACGACCGCCCCGATGCCGAGGCTGATCTTGCGATGAGTTATGACGACGTCGAGGTCGTGGGTGCGCAGCACGACCCGATCCCCCAGGGTGGTGCCGTCGACGGGGTGCTCCCACGTCACATAGCGGGAGAGCTCCAGCCCCTCGGCCAGCATCCTCCTGGCCTTGGCGTCGAGGACCTCCTGGGAGGCGGCCTCAACGGATTCGGCGTGGCTGAACAGGCCGACACGATCCTGATGCCACGGATGGGCGGGGTCGGTGATGCGCGCCTCGGCCCGGAGGGAGGGGTGCTCGGAGTCGCCGCGCGTCCAAACCAAGACATGGTTGAGCACGGTCAGGTCGGCCTCTTCCTCATGCTCCGGGCGGACCAGAAGGTCCGTGGGGTTGCCGCCGTAGATGGCGCGGATCGGGCGCTGTGCCGGCGGAACGTAGGGTGCCGCCCGCCACCAGCCGGACTGGTCGCACCAGATGGAGCCGTAGCCGATGACATCCAGCAGGTCGGCGGTGACATTGCCCCAGGTCTTGTCCGGCTCCCATGCCATGGCGGTGCGCAGCGTCTCCCCTGACGGGGTCAGGGCGATCGCGGTTTCCCCGAGCTTGCGTAGGTTTCCGGCTATGCGGTCGGTGACGACCGTGCCGGCCCCGTACTGGGCCCAGTGGGCGAGCTGGGAGCGCAGCCGGGCGGTGGGGTCCTCCAGGCGAACGCTGGCTTGCGTCAGGGCGGTGGTGCGGCGGGTTTTGGGCCAGGCGGGGATGTAGACGCCCATGGGGCGGTCTATGCCGTCGGCGTGGTGCATGATGCGGATGCGGCTGGTGATCCAGTCGATTCTGGGGCTGGGGGCGCGGGCGAATTCCAGGGTGCCGCCGGACTGCACGGCGGCGAAGGTGTTCCATTCCAGGGAGCCGCCGCGTATGCGGGGCAGTTCGTCGATGACGTCGCCCGCGCGGGTGACGATCTGCGCGGACCAGCGCTCCATCAATCCGCCTCCGTCTCGGTGACGGTCAGGGATATGGCCGTCGCGGGGGGGCCCGGGACACCGGAGGACAC